CTTGGTAGATACAGACATGGGAGGCATAACGCGCATCATGGAAATGATTTCAAATGAGATTTCACCACCAGAAGATGAGAGCCAAAAAAACGTAGTGGCGAAGGCGGAGAGCTCACACTTGAATACATCGAGCGATTTTGTTTCGGAGTTTTAAGATTTCCACCTTCGCAATACAATGAAATGAGTTTTAAAGAGGTTGTTATGGCTATGCAAGGTTATAACAATTTCTTTGAACAGCAAGAGCAAACAGAATGGGAACGAATAAGATGGCAGACAACACTTTTATTAAATGTTCATACGGCAAAAGGCAAATCAATTAAGCCTAAAGATTTGATTGAATTTCCTTGGGAGATAGATAACGTAAAACCAACTAAAAGAAGTTTGTCAGAAGTTGACAAGTCAATTTTTGAGAAATGGGATAAAGAGTAGATAATGGCATTAGGTAAACTGAATTTAAAACTTGGCATTGATGTAAGTAACCTTGAGAAAGAACTTGGCAAGGTTGAGCGTAGTATGGCAAGGTTTGGTGGTAAAATGCAAAGTGTAGGTACTACATTATCACAGTCACTTACATTGCCTATAATTGCACTTGGAGGAGCAGCTTTAAAGTCTTTCGCGGATATGGAAAGACTTGAAGGAGGCTTAACCGCCATTATGGGAAGTAGTAAAGATGCGGCTATTGAAATGGATAAGCTGCGTAAAGTAGCTGAAAATCCTGGGCTTGCTTTACCTCAAGTAGTTAAGGCTTCTGCTTCGCTGCAATCTGTAGGAATGGATGCAGATAAGGCAAGAAATGTTATTGAACAATTTGGTAATGCTGTTGCAAGGGCTCAAGGTGGTCCAGAAGAATTTGCAGGCGTAATATATGGTTTAACTCAAATAAGTAGTAGTACAAGTATTCTTGCAGAAGATTTAAATATAGTAAAAGAAAGGCTACCAGAATTAAATGATATTTTATTAAAAACTTTTGGCACAAATACTGCAGAAGGTTTAAGAAATTTAAATATTAGTAATACTGAATTTATTGATGTTATTACAAATCAATTAAGTGTATTAGATAGGGCAAATGGTGGTTTAAATAATTCTTTTGATAATTTAAAGGACAATATAAACGCATCTTTAGCAGAACTTGGAAAGACAATCAACGAAACATTAAAATTAGAAGTTGTATTTGATAATGTTTCAAAAAAAATACAAGAGTTAGTAGATAGGTTTAAAGCACTTACTCCCGAACAACAGGCAAATATTGTAAAATTTGCTTTAATAGCTGCTGCGATTGGGCCCGTTATTTTAATACTAGGTCAATTTGCTACATCAATAACATCTATTATTACTTTAACTAGGACATTAATACCACTTTTTACCGTTATGACTGGTGGTGTTGGCTTACTTGTTTTAGCTATTGGTTCTTTAGTTGCATATTACGCAAGTACCGACGAAGGGCAAAAAAGTTTATCGAAAACAGGAAAATTATTATCAGATTCTTTTGATAGAATTAAAACAGCATTTCAAACTACTTTAAATTTATTATCTAAGCTTCAACCATTATTTGATATTTTATTATTTATATTTGGCAAAATAGCTGTCTTTACTTTTGAAGTAGTCCTTTCACAAATAAATTTAGTTTTATCAAGTATTAATTTTGTTTATGATGGGGCAGTTAAACTTTTAGAGACTCTAAGGTTAATTAACAAACAGAAAGTTGAACCAAAAGTAAGTGTAGATAGACCAAGCGGAGCAGGAGGAAGTTGGGGTCAAGAAGTTACTACTAATAAAAATAAATCAGTTACTTCGTTATTGCCAAAAATGCCTTCAGTTAATCAAGGATTACCAAAAGGCAATGCCACATTAGATGCAATAAAAGAAATGCAGACTAATAAAAGTATGATGCAATTTGAAATGGTTAATGTCAACACGCTTCCTACTTTAGATTTAATTCCTAAAAAATTAGAAAGTATTACGGCTGCAAATGATAGATTAAAAGAAACTAATTTATCTTTAGCAAACTCGTTTGATGCTATATCACATAGAATTACATCTGTTGAGGTTGCATTGACTCCAATGCAAAATGTATTAATTTCTGCAATGGACGCTTTTTCAGATATGGCAATGCAAGGCGAAACAGACATGAAAAAGTTAGGAGCAGCAGCATTGCAAGCTGCAAGACAATCAATTACTGCAAATATAAAAATAGGTATTTCGGGATTAGTAAAAAATATATTAGACGGGCCAACAGGAAAAGCATTAGGGCCAGTTGCTTTAGCCGTTGCAGGTGCGGCTGGTGCTGGTGCAGCGGTTTTATTTAATACATTATTAAACAAGGTAGCTCCTCCAAAACTTGCGCAAGGAGGATTAGCATACGGCCCAACAATGGCAACCGTTGGTGATAATAGAAACGCGCGCGTTGACCCAGAAGTAATTGCTCCATTATCTAAACTAAAGGATATGTTAGACGGTGGCGGATCACCTTACATATTAACCACTAGAGTAGCTGGAAGTGATTTATTGGTGATTATGGAAAAGGCTAGAAATATTAATTCAAGAATAAGATAATGGCTGCAAGATATACATCTACATTTTATTCAGAGAAAGGTCGTAAATATTACTTAGTAATAGATGACAGTACCTTTTCGGGAATGACTTATGATGTCGATGTTACAGGGGCACAAATAGAATGGCAGGCGGATGTCGAAAACGGCTTAGAAAGATACGCTCCCATTATTGGAAGTAATTTTAAGTTTACAATAATTATTGATACAGAACAAAAACAGCAATTATTAACCGATTTCTTAACGGCACCAGAAGGTAGGTTTACTATTCAATTAACTGCTTACGACACATCAAACACACCAAACTTTTATTGGTATGGATATATTTTAGCGGATTTAATTGAATTTGATGACATTCCTTTAAGTATGGGATATAATTACACCATAAATGCTATTGATGGCATAGGATGGTTAAAAGGAATTGATTATAAGCCTGACGGCAGCGATATTTATCAGGGTGACGATACTATAATAAATCATGTAAATAATTGCCTTCAAAAACTTACATACGTTCAATCAATTTATGGCACATCTATCGGAGTGTTGGCAAGTGCTTTTCAATGGCATGAAGATAGCTGGACTTATTCAACTTCTATAGACCCATTGTTAAGAATGCGAATAAATCATAAGGTTTTTTACACCATAGATAGTAAGGGTAATTATACCTATATGAAGTGCTATGATGTCCTAAAAAGAATGATGGTACCTTTAGGTTTAAGATTCTTTTTTTCGGATAGGAAATTTTTCATGGTTCAGCCAAATACTTATTTAGATTCTGCGGTTACAATTAATATTTATTATTTAACATCTACTTTATTACAACAAAGTAGTTTTCAGTCAAGTATTGAAAATGATAATTATTCAGAAACAAATAAGATGCTTCGTTTTAGCGGAGGTAAATGGGGATATTACGGTCATATAAAGGATTTAGATATTGAATATGAACATATAGCATCGGTAAATTTATTGTCAGGTAAAATATTTAATAACCTAAACACTGAGTTTTTTAACTCAAAAGACCTTGATTATAATAATGATGAAGCTACTATAACATTTACTTCGGTAATGAAATATAGAGATAGTCAGGTAGGTTCAAGTACAATTGCAGAACATATAGTAGAAGGTTCTTTCGTTATTGAACTAAGACCTATTGTAGTGCCATTAATAGATTTTTTAACAGCAAATCGTTCACCTGAAATTACCACATGGACATTAGGCAGTGGTTGGACTTTTTCCGATGGTGGCGGAGCTGCTTTAGGTCATGCAAAAGCAACCAATGCTACAGGTGATTTAGTTTACACTAATTTCACTCCTACAAATGGAGCTACTTATTATGTATCTTTTGGTATTGAAGTTACAAGTGGAACGCTTGTTTTAAAAATGGGTGGCGATACTTTTAGTATTACAACCACAGGAGAATATTATGAAAGGATTGTTTGTATTTCAACCCAACAATTAACGTTTGACCCTAGTGGGACATTTAATGGGAAAATTAATTACGTTAAAATTAATCATGTAAAATACTGGCTAAAAAGGGATCTTACTTATAATGGATTTCAACATACATTTACTGCCCAAAGTTGGGAAACTACATTTAGCTATTATAAATTTATTATACCGGGTGGAGCGACTACTCTACCTGCTGCAGGAGGAACGGTAGATAATATTATTGTAAATTGGACTACACCAACAATGCCAGAAAGTGGTGACGTTGGCATAAGATTTTTAATAAGTAGGATTCAAACGGCAACGGGTACGGATTTACTTACAAGCTATTTGAAATTTTACGAGTTAGGTAATTTGTTTATGGAACATTTAGCGGCTGGTAATTTGGACGGGCAAAATGACGTGGTTGTTTATGGCTCATTTAATAATGACACAAGTAGTATAAGTGTTAAAAAAAGAGTGTTTATTGGTGACGGCCCTTCATTAGGTAGTCCAGGTGCCATAAGAGTAAAAAACGACAGTAACACATGGCAAATAACCGACGGGACTGGATGGCGTGTAAAAAATATAGGTGACGGGAAAAACATTAATCAATTATTGGTGAATGAAATTATTAAAGGTCAGCTATTTCCGGTAAGAAAAATGTTAAGTATGTCGTTTCAAATATTAGATAATAATAATCCATGGTATCCTCATGTAGCTATTGAAAATAATGATGTTAAATTTATAATGGAAACGGCTACCATGGAACTTAAAACAGATATAGTGCAAGGTACATTTATTGAAATCATAGACCAATCATAATGCCATACACGGAAAAAACAGTATTATTTAGAGGATTAGATTTTGATTCGGGTAGAACTCCAAATCATTCGCCTGGAGGTGTGGCTGGGACGGGCTCTACAACGCCAACAAATAGCACGCCAAATACACAAAATAGTAGCGTTACAAAAGTGTTTAAACAATCATTTTTAGATAGCTACACAGCTATTTTAACCATTACAAAAAATGCAGGAGTACTACCTTCAAATTTGGAACAAGTATTAATTTTCCAAAACGGTCAAGACCTTATAAGCTCGCAATTTTCCGTTACTGGTTCAATAATCACTATTGATTCATCTACTCATTTTGATGGTTCAAATTATGTCGTATTTTTTATAATTATATAAGTATGGAAGAAATTAAAGCACCTAAGAAAGAAAGAAAGTTTTTAAAAGCCGTTGGCAATATTGGCAAAGTTTTAGCAGAGGAATTAGTTATGGGAATTGCAAGAAAGTTTATCGGCAAAGTAGTTGACAAAGTAAAATTGCCAAAAAAGAGAGAAACGCTATCTTTATTATTATTACTTTCCTGCACCATTGCTTTTGCTCAATTCCCATCTTCAGGCAACAAGCAAAGATTGGGTTTCCAGACCACAGCCGACGGTCTTGTCTGGCGCGGTTCAATTTCCGATACAGCATCCATTCAACCGACCACTAATCAAAATGCTTGGTTAATCATTGACACGGTTAATCTAAAAATATACTCATTTGATTTTACTTCAAACGTCTGGGGATTGGTTGGCGGTGGAACATCGGGTTTAACAATGCCTTTTGATTCTATTACCTTCAATACGGCAAAGGATGGAACGGTTGGAGTGGGTGAGGTTGAATATAATGACACTCAAGGTTCTTTGATTCAAGGCTTAAAGGGTGGCTTAGTAACAAATGTTATTGGGCAACAATTACACCAACGGGTTAATAATCGAACGGGAGCAACTTTGGCAAAAGGTACTGCGGTTTATTTGTCTGGAAGTCAAGGTAACAGAATAACCGTTGCAAAAGCATTAGGAGTTACAGATGCCTTTTCAGCTAATACTTTTGGAATAGTTGCTGAAAGTATAGCGAACAATCAAAGCGGTTACGTTATAACAGAGGGCTTAATAACAAATATAAATACAAGTGCATTAGTAGAGGATTCTGCGGTTTATTTATCGCCAACGGTCGCAGGAGGATTAACATCAACAAAGCCGCAAGCACCACAACACACGGTATATATTGGCGTTTGCGTAAAAAGTAATGCTGGTTCTGGGGAATTGTTTGTTAAGATTAGAAATGGTCAAGAATTAGACGAATTACACGATGTCCGTATAACATCGCCAGTAAATAAAGCCTCATTATATTATTTAAGTAGTGAAGGTGTTTGGCGCGATACAACGCCAACACTTTTAGTAAGTGATACGGCTGCTATGTTAGCAAACTACGCAAGCAAAGCATACGCGGATACAAGCGGCAGATTTTACGCGCGTCAAGATTTTACCAATGTTTCTTCTTCAACTTTGACATGGACACAGTCAGACACATTAGTAGTCGGTGGTACGGGAGTGGTGCAAGTTTACCGAAATGGACAAATCTTATTACCTACCCAATACACGATACCAACCAATGCCTCCGTGGTAATTGGTGCAACTGCCTACAAAGTAGGTGAAAATTATACGGTCATATTTCCCCGTGGTGGTGGGGGTGGTGGAAGTGGCAGCGGATCACTCACCTCAATATCTGGTGGTACGGGAATAACGGTAAGTCCAAATCCAATCACCACAACGGGCACAGTGTCTGCAGATTTAACTGTTTTAATGGAGTTAACGGATACTACTTTATTAAATCTTACTACAAGATTTGCGACTAAGCAAAACAATATCACATTAACTACTACCGGCACAAGCGGAGCTTCTACCTTAGTAGGCTCTACTTTAAATATACCTCAATACACTGGAGGCAGCGGTACAGTCACAAGCGTAGCAAGTGGTTATGGTATATTAGGCGGACCAATTACAACCACAGGCACACTACGCGTTGATAGCTCTACTGTTTACGATTTTGTGAGAGATAGCATTGTGGCAGTTGAAATAGGAGGAGATACAATAAAAATTATTAAACAGGAATATGCACCTGCAACAAGTGACACATTAACCTTTACTATTCTTCCTAAATTCCCTATTCAATTAAGGCAGTTTATTCTTTTATTTCGAAATGGGCAGTTATTACTTAATGACCAATTTACCGTAATTGACACAAACAAAGTTAAGATAGCAGCCACATCTTATAAGGTAGGAGAAAACTACACTTTAGTCACAGTATCTGGCATAGGTTCTGTTTCTTCCGCGCAAGGTAATCCTGTTTACCCTGAGGCAGGCATAGCACTATCAACAGGAACAACATGGACAACATCAATTACAAATAATTCAAGTAATTGGAATACGGCTTTTACCGATAGACTAAAATGGGATGGTGGTAGTACAGGCCTTGTTGCAGCAACAGGGCGAACAAGTTTAGGAGGTACAACTATAGGACAATCAATGTTTACTTTGACTAATCCTTCTGCCATTACCTTTCCACAGTTCAATGCTGATAACTCTGTTACTGCTTTATCCGCTGCTAATTTTCGCACAGCCATAGGAGGCGGCACGGTTACAAGTGTTACTGTATCCGGAACAGCAGGCAATCCATTATCTATTACAAATACAACTAATACTCCAGTCATTGAATTGTTAAGTGCAACAAGTGCAAGAAATGGCTATTTAACTGCAACGGATTGGACTACTTTTAATAATAAAGGCAGCGGAAACATTACAGGAAATGGTTCAAATTTATATTTTCCAATATTTTCAAGTAGTGCAAATATAACTCAATCATTATTGAGATGGGATGGTACTACCATACCAAATGCTAAATTAATTAATGATTATAATTTTAATGAATTTACATCGCTTGCAGGTACAGGTACACGCATGGTAGTAGCAAGTTCAACAGGACTATTATCTACTCAAACGATAGGTACATCTGTTACTTCATTTAGTGCAGGAACAACAGGATTTACACCAAATACGGCATCAACTGGAGTAGTTACATTAGGCGGAACATTAGCCATAACAAATGGTGGCACGGGTGCAAATTCTGCATCAACCGCAAGAACAGCTTTAGGTGCAACGGTAAGAGGTGCCAATGTTTTTACCTTGCCTGACATAGACCAAGTTTCTTTTATCAGATACAATGCAAATAATACTGTTAGCCAAAGGACTGCTGAAGGAATTAGAATTGACTTAGGCGGCACAACTTTAGGACAAAGTATGTTTATGCTTACTAATCCTTCAGCCATTACCTTTCCAAGATTTAACGCTGATAATACGGTAAGTGCTTTAAGCGCAGCGGATTTTAGAACGGCTATTGGGGTAGGTGCAGGAAGTGGCACTGTAACAAGTGTTAGCGCAGGAAGTCCTGCAAATGGATTAAGCGTTGCAAATGGAACAACTACACCAGTAATTTCAATATCATTAGCTGCAAGTGGCACTATAGGCGTAGTTAGTGCAACTACACAAACATTTAGTGGAAATAAAACATTTTCTGGCACAATAGACGTTTCATCTACTGGAACATTTGGAGGTAGGGTAAATACGCCATGGCTTGAAAGAACATATACAAATACTACAAGTTCTTCTTTTACAGTTAGTGTAAATACAACATGGTTAGATATAAATACAAGTGTCCTTACAACCTTAACCCTTCCTAATGCAGCTACATATCCTGGCAAAGAATTGCACATTCGTCAAACAGGTGCAGGTTCATTGCAGTCAGCATCATCTAATATTATTCCCTTTACAGTACCTCCAACTGGTAGTACAAGTACAGGAATTTTAACAGCTTCAACTCATAGGGCTGTTACGCTTGTTAGTGATGGTACAAACTGGGTAATAATGCAAAGAAGTGGCAATTAATCATAAAAAACATAAACATGAAACAACTCCTTTCCCTCTTCCTCTTCCTTTTGCCTTGCCTTGCATGGGCACAGTATCCAAGCAATGGCAACCAAAAAATAACGCTCGGAGAACAGACTACTGCCGACGGGCTTATATATAGGGGCGTGGCGGCAACTGATACAGTAAGAAAGCCAAGTATTGATACAATGGCATATATGGTTCTTGATACCACGACAAATATAATATGGCATTATAAAAAGGCTACGAGCAACGCATGGTTGCGTTTAAACCTTTTGCCGAGCGACACGGCTTCGATGCTTACAAATTATTGGAGGGCAGGTAGATTTAGTGGCACTTTGCCTGTGGCAAATGGTGGAACAAATGCTTCAACCTTTACAGCTGGTTCAGTTGTTTTTGCTGGAAGTGGTGGTACTTATACACAGGATAATACAGGCTTATTTTGGGATAATACAAACAAAAGATTAGGAGTAAATGACAATACACCTGGGGGAATATTAGAAGTTAAAGGAAATATTCCAGCTGGTGGAGGGGGTGGAGGATTGTTGTTTACACCAACTGTCTCAAATGATGCGACAACGCAATATGGAATAACAACTTCAGGTACAGGCAGTGGTGCTTCTCAATTTATTTTATTAGGCCTAAGAAATGGAAGTGTCACAACAAAAGCATCGGGTATTTGGCTTGAACCAACACAACCTGGTTTAAATATTGGAAACGATTATGACCTAATAGCTCCAAGTAATGGTGCTGCAATTCAAGGTGAAACATGGTTAGGCTACACCTCAGACCAAGGTGCTTATAAATTACAAGTTAATAGTCAAATATTTGCAACGAATGCAACTATTGCAACCTCTGATATAAGATTTAAAGATAATATACAACCTTTAGATAAAGGTTTAGAAATTATAAATAAATTAAAACCTGTTAAATTTAATTTTATAAGTACAACTGAAAACAATTTTAGTGAATTTGATGAAATAGGTTTTATTGCTCAAGATGTCGAAGGAGCA